CAATATTTTTTCTATCATTCATTAATTTATCTAAATCTGTATCATTTATTGTTTTTTCTTTTCTTGACATATCATTTTTATTTATTTTTACAAATTTTTTTAGTTCATCAACATCGTTTAATATATTATTACTATTAAAATTTAATCCATCTCCTACATTATTAACATCATTTACACTTTTAAATTTTTCTTCACTTTTTTTAAGAACAGTACTATAATAATCCTTTTCAAAAGGATCATCGAAATTAGAAAAGAAATTTAAATTATTTTGAAATTGATCACCCCCTTCAACTAAACTCATAGCTTGTTTATGCTTTTCTAAATTATTTTCAATTTCATTATTAATTTCTTGTTCTTCCATTTTTCTTCTAGCAAGTAATTTTTCAAAATCATTTTCTGTAACAGGAGCATTATTGATTTCATCTTCTGTTTCTTTTTTATCTTTCCAAGCAAAAAATTCATCATTATCAATATTTTTAGTAAAATTAATTAAATCATTTTTACTTGTCGAATGTTGATCATTAAAAAAAGTATGGAATTCACTATTATTATTATTTAAATCATCCTCTATAAAATTAAAATTAGAAGTCATCGGATTATTAATATCACTCATTGTTAAAAAGTTAGAAGCCATTAATTGTTGATTATTTTGTTTACTATTATTTTTATATTTGAAAAAATCATATAAATCACTAACTGTTATTCTATCATTACCAGGTCTTCCAATATTAATATCTTCAAGTAAATCATATAAAGTACTATCACTTTCTTCAACTAAAGCATCATTTCTTTCTCTTTGTAAATCATCTTTTCTATCTTTAATATCTTCTTCTGTTAAAACTTGTTCATCAACAATTTTTTTATTTTCAGATTGAACAGTTTGAATAACATCAAGAAATAATTTATCTTTTTCTTCTTGTGTTAATTCTCTATTATTTTGTTCAACATAATTTTTAAATTCACTTTTTAAACTAATTAATTCATCATTAGCAAAATTATCATCTCCTCTTATATAATAAGCATCATATTCATTTTTTGTATTTTCATTACTTAAAATTTCATAAGCTTCATTAACTTTTCTAAATAATACATCAGAACCTCCTTGATCTGGATGATGTTTTTTAACTAATTTATGATATGCTTCTTTAATTTCAGATTGTTCTGAATTAAAGGGGATATCAAGAGTGTCGTAATAATCGACAAATGTATCACTTTCGTAAAAACTTAATTTTGACATTATTATAATTAATGTTAATCAATAATTTTTTAATTGATTTTTAATTCACTTATACTTTTAACAAATTTTAATAAATTATTAAAAATAAAAAATATAATTTATAGTTTATATAAAAATACTTTATGATTTTTACATATTTTTAATAGTTTTTTCAATATTACTTTCAGATATTTCTCCTTTTACTTTTTCATGTTTATCGCCTTTAACAATAATACATGAAGGAATATACATTATATTATATTTTGTAAAAGTTGCAGAATCATTTTCAGGAACAAGTTTTAATTCATGTCCTTTAGTTTTAGCATATTTTTCAATTAAGGAATGTGTATTATTTTTATAAGTAACACAATGAGGACATCCAGAAGATAAAAATACAAGTATAGTTATTTTTTCTTTAGTACTAAATCCTTCTTTTGATGTTATAGTTTGACAATTTCTAGTAAATAAGTAAACAGTTAATATTAACAGGGAAACAATAATGATAAAAATCCACATGAACAATATAATATATTATATAAAGATAAAAATATAGTATATTTTTTTATATATTATTATAATATATAATTAATAATGTTTAGTGGCAACAATTTTAAAGGAGGTAACTTAGTAGATATTGAAACAATAGACTGTCCAAGTATCAGTTATGATATATACAGAGTAGTTGATAATAAAAATAGAAAAAAAAATAGTGAAGGAATTTACGAAGTAGTTGAAATTGAAAGTAATAAAGAAGGAGTTATTGAAAGAATAAGAAAAATAACTAAAAGTATGAAAAAACAAGTTGAAGAACAAAAAGGAGGTGCAAGTTTTAAGTTTAATATTACTGAAGATAATAATAAAGAGGATATAACTTTTGATTTAACTGATGACTCTAATCCATTAGAAGTTTTAGAAATATTAAAAGAATTAGGTGTGAAAGCATGTAAAGACAAAAATGGAAGAGTATGTATTCAATCATTTGATAGTTGGGAGGAAAAATGTCCTTTAGAAATTCCTGAGAGTGAAGAAGGAAAAACTAATTTTAACAATTTATTAAAACTTGTTAGAGCATCTATTGATTTTATTAACAGAAATCCTGGTGTATTAAATCCTGAAACCACACAAGAAAAAAATGAAGATGAAAAAACTGAAGAAGTAGTAGTAGTAGCTGAAGGAGAAGAAGTTGGTGACAATACAACTGGTGGTTTTATGTCTTATTTTTACTCAAATATGTTTGGAGGATTTAATTTAGGTGTTGAAGAGTTAAGTAATCTTGTTGATTTAACACAAAATAAAAATAAAAATGGTTTATTAATTGGTGGTGGAAAAAGTAAATTTTTTATTACTAATGTAAATGAAAGATTTAACAAATTAAATGAAAAAGTAAATGGTTCTGTTGATAATACAAATTTTCAAAATTTAAAAAATACATCTTTATCTATTGAAAAAGAAGAAGAAAAACTTAATAAAGATTTTAATAAAATGATAGGAGGGAAAAGTATAAATAAAGAAGAATTTATTAATAGATATAATTTATATAGAAAAAATATATTATCACTAAATTATGGTTGTGATAAATTACAAGAAATGTTTAATTAATTAAATTTAATAAGCACTATTAAAAGAAGTTCCAGAAACACCATTAGAAAATCTAAGATAATTATATGTAACTACATAACATTTTAATATGTATTTATTATAAATTTCGTCAATTTTGTTAAAATAAGATAATATCTCTAGAGTTTTAAGTTTTGAAGTATTTAAAGTTCCAGAAGGTTGTAAATTTTGTGTATATAGTGAAAATGGTTTTATTCCAAATCCATTTTTATTTTTTGCTTTTTTATATGAATAAAATGGATACATTAATGAATATACTTCCATATCAAGAATTTCTTGTGATTTTGATGAATCATATAAAAATGTTAATTCTTTTATTGTATTTTTTTTGTTAATATTAATAAAATTTAGAGCTTCATTAATTAATTTAGGATTAAAAAATAAAGTATTATAATCAAAATTATAATTTACATTTTCGTTTAAAAAATATTCAACTTGTCCCATAAATAATATAAATTTACAACAATTTATTGTGTTTAAGTAATTTTTAAAGGATAGATTATTTATATTATAAGATGTTGTTAAATAAACTTGATCAATTAAATAATTTCTTTTAGAATTATAAAATTTAACTCTTTCTTCATTATCAATATAAACAAAATCACACAATAAATATGCATCTTTAAGAAATATATCACTATCAAAATTTATATAATATTTTTTTGAAGAAAATACTGAATTAACATCTTCAGAAGCATTCGAAGGAATATAAACAGAACCACTATACATACCATATATAACATAATTTTGTAATGAAGATAATGTATTTTCTATTTTAATATTATTTAAATCTATATTAGTTATAAAATCATTATCTGATATCTTTCTATAATATAAATTATAAGATTCAACATCAAAAGTTTCTTTATTATAAGAAGAAATATCAATACTATCAAATTCTGCCCAACTATAACCTTGTGGAGTAATTTGTAATAATGGTTCTCCTAATACTGAGACTCCATTATATTTTTGAATATTAATATAATTACTTGGAGAAAATATCCCACATTTGTTAAAATCATTAAATTTGACATTAAATTTAATTGGACTAAATTCACAATTAATTAATGGTAAACAATCTCCAGAATTATTACAAAACCAAAAATTAAGAGGAATTCTTAAAGTATATGAACCAATACCATCTTTTACATAATGATAATCAATAATTTCAGGTAAATTTCCAATTAATTCGTCTGTTGTTCCATTAAAATCATTCCAATTTAATTTATTCAAAGAATTATAAAATTCTCCCCAATGTTTAGTAATTGTTTTACCATTTATTTCAATTTCAACATAATCAATTAAAGCATAACCAATATCTTTTGTCCATTTAAATTTTATTTTTTCATCAGGATTATTATAAAAATCATATATAATTGGAATATTTGGTGTTTCAATTACTAACCACATTTTATGTAATAAATCTGCTAATCTAGAAATTTGAATAGAATATTTATTTCCTAATTTAATTTCACTTTTAAATGTTTGTTTAATTGTTTCTATTGCAAAATTAGAATATCTTCGATATAATATTTTAAAAAAAGTTATTTGTGGTTCAGAGTTTAAAAATAGATTTTCTTGAGAATATGCAACTAATATTATCTCACCAGCAGGCATTTATTATTATATAATAACTATTTATTTTTAATTAAATAAATAAATCTAACAAAAATTTAAAAATATTATTTTATAAATAACAAACCTGATAGTCCAGATTGATATCTAATTAAATTATATTCATTCAAAGATAGTTCTATACCAAAAGTTATATTTTTAACTCCATATAAAGTTTTCATTTTATTTACAAAATCTAAAAAATTTCTTTTTAATAAAATTTTTATTTTAAAATATTTAAACATACTCATATTTAAACAACCTGTAGGTTGATATATATCAGGCTCTAAAGAAAATGAATTACAATTATAATTTTTACTAATATCTGTATATTTAGTATATTTATATAAATTCATTAATGAAGTTACTTCGCTATAATTTTGTTTTGATAAGTTATTTACACTTGATATTAATCCATCATCAATATATAATTTAACTTGTTTAATAAAGTTTTTATAACTTCCATCTCTATATTGATATATATTATTAACTTCATTCAAAGAATTAATTTCAAAGTTATTTATAATTTCATTATCATCAAATAATATTTTAAAATTCCATATCAATCTCTCACATAAATTATATAATTCAAAATCAAAAGAAATAGATATTTCTCCATCTTCTTCATAAAATAAATCTTCTAATTTTTTAGTTATTTTTGTATTATAATAACTATGTGTATTTATAATATTATCAATTTTCTTTTTAGTTTTTTCAATTCTTTCATTTTTTTCAATAAAAACAAAATCACAATTTAAATTATAAATATTACCATTTTTATTTATTTCATTAGTTAATAAATTATTTCTAAAAATATTTCTTATATTACTTAATTGAAATTTCATTATTATTTTTGAATATAACATACTAATTAAAGGTATTGCATTAGAAAATTGTTTATTATAAAAATTAACAGGAATTGAAAAATCTCTTTTATTAAAAATTTTAATATATGGTCTTATTTTAGAATTAGTTATATAATCATCTTCTATACCAAACATTTTCCCAAGTGCATCTTTTTGTTGAGTATTTGAAAGTAAATCATAAAAAATTTTATATTGGTATCCAGAATATGAATCAATTTGTTCACTATCAAAATTTAAAATAACATCATCAATTATATTTATTATACCATATCTATTTATTAACCCCCCTAATATATTAATAATGTGTTTTATATATTTTTCTTGAATATTAATAGCATATAAATAATATTTGTTAATACTTTTTAATATTTTTATAATATCTGATTTGTTATAATCAACAATAACACCTAAAAAATATTTCCATTTATTTATTTTATATTCTATATCATCCATTAAATCAAATGATTGAAAATTTGATTCATTTAAAATTTTTTTATAAGAATCATTAAAGTACACAAAAGAATATTTATTTTTACCATCATTATTTATAATTTTACTTTTTTCTAAACTATTTATAAAAGAATTAAATAAATTATTACACTCTGTAATATATTCTTTATTTGTATAATTATTAAATAATATTTTATTTAAACTCACAAAAAGTTCTTCATTTGTAGTATATTTTGATTCAATGTATTTTAATAATTGAACATTTATAAAATTTGCAAAATTATAAATATTGTTTTCCAATATAACAATATTATTTTCATTATTATTTTTTGTCATTAACCATACAAAATAACATAAATAATATAAATATAAAACAATAGAATTATTATTTAATTCAAAATTTAAATTATTCATACAAGTTGTAAAAACTGTTGCAAAATTATCTTCATTTTTTAGATTATTTTTATCAAATAGAATACCATATTTTCCTGAATTATAAGTATTTTTATCTTTTCCTCCAATTAAATCATTTAAATATTCTAATTTTAATAATATATTTTCATAAATAACTTTATAAATATTTAAAATATAAGTTTCATTAAAATAATATATATCAGTAATTGAATTATAATTATTAAATAAATTTACTATAGTATTATAAAATATATTTGTTCCTAAATAATTTTCAGTATCTATATTATATTTTTTATAAAGTTCATAGTATATAGTTTGTATAAAATTATCATTATTAAAAAATGTAATATATTTTTTATTTAATAAATCATATTTGTGAATATCATAAATTGTATTTAACGAAACATTTTTATAATAATTAGATATTTTGTTATTTTTTATGTAATTAGAATTTAAAAAATCAAGTTTTGCTGAAATAAGTTTAGAAGTATTTACACTTAAAAATTTATTTCCAAATTTATTTACATAATAATTTACATCATTTATATAAGTAATGATATTTTTTTTATAACTTCCATTAGAAAAATATATAAAAGGTATCATTTTTTGCATTAAATTGAATAATATATTTAAAGAACTAAAATTTTCAAATAATGAATTTTCTTCAAGTTTATTTTCAAAAACATATTCTAATTCTTTATTAATATTATTTTTTTGATTTATTATATTTAAAGTATAGTAGTAAAAATTAAATATTAAAAGACTTTGTTTATAAATTGTATTTTTGGTTGTTTTATTTTTATTTAATATGAAAAAATTCCAATAAAAATTTAAAACAAAATTTAATAATTTTATACATATATAAATTTCTTCTGGATTAATGTCTAAATTTTCTTTATTTAAAAAAAGTTTTTGTAAATCATTTATTATTTCTTCTGAATAATCAAAATCTTCTTTTTTAATTATAACTTGATAAATATATTCATAATATTTTTTATTAACATGACTATTAAAAGAATTTCTTAAAAATAAAATTATTGATTTGTAAATATAAAATATGTTTTCTTGACTATTAAAAAAATAATTTAAATATGTATAAACAATACTTTCAATATATTCTTTAGGAAAAACTATGTTTCTAATAATAAAAGTTGAATCTTTGTAAACAACAAATTCAAATAATTCATTTTTAAAATTAGAATTATAAATATTTTCTAAATGTATATCTTGATTATCAATTCCTATATAATAAATATATTCTTTCAAATAATTTTCTATTTTTTTTGAAAATTTCTTTTTATTTAATAAATTAGCTAATGCATAATTTAATTCATAATTTTCTTTAGATTCTTTTTGATTTATAAAATTATTATTATAATATTGATTAAAAAAAGTAAAGAATGAGATTGAAGAAGATATTTTATTATTTAATAATTTATTAAAATTTAATAACATTTCATAATCTAATGAATAATTTTTGTTTAATTTGTAATTTATAAATTTTACTGTAAATATTTGTGATATAAATATCTTGTAAGTTATATTATAATAAATTTGTGAATATTTCATATTTTGATTATAATAATTATTTATTCTATCAAAAAATATATCTACATCTATATAAAATTCTTTTTCTATAGATTTTTTATCAATAACAATATTAAATAATTGATAATAATACAATTCTTTCATTTTTTCATAAAGTAATGTATAAGTATTATAATAAATATTTCTTTCAAATATATTACTGTTATTAATATTTTTATTTAATATTAAATTTTTAATTTTTAAGTTGTAAGATGTGTAAATTCCAAGTAATTCATTAAATAGAGGAATATAAAATATAGAATTTTTATTAATATCATATGTTTTTGCTATAAAAGAAGTAAATATTTCATAAAATATATTATTATAGATCTCAGTATTTTGTTTCAAATTAAATATTAAATCAGGATTTTTAAGTAAATTTACATAATATTCATAAACATTTTTATATATTGAATTATAGTTATCTATATAGTTATAATAATTATATTGTTCGTTATAATATTTATTTAATCTATTTTGATAAGTAAAATTATAGTTCATAAAATTCACACTTCTATCAAATGTAGAAGGATTTATAATATTCATATTTTTAAAATTTCTTGATAAAACTGATTTTTCAACTATTAAATTTATTTTTGTATTATAATTTTGAATAGAATTATTATAAATATTATCACTTGAATTTTTATAAGTATATAATCCTTTTTGAACATCAGAAAATAATATAATATTAGTATTTCCATTTTTTAGTGAAAATAATGCACTGTCGATATCATTTATTTCATTTTCATAATATATTGTAAAATATTGTAAGATTAATGTAAGTAAGACAAAAGTTATATTAAAATCAGATATATTTACTTTATTAAGATATTGTTTATATTTATTTATATTAGAAGAAATAAAGTAATTATCAACAATTTTAGAATATTTTATAATGTTATTTATAGAAAAGTTAAATTTGTTGTATAAATAAAAAGATATATTAAATTTAGTTTTTTTTTCTTTTTCTATTATAAAATTTATATTATTAACAAGAGATTTTAAATCATAATTATAAATTGTTTTTTCACAAAATAAACTATCATTTGACTCTTGTTCTACTATTTGATGATATGATGTAATAAATAATAAACATAATGTATTAAAATATTCATTAATATTTATTCTTTTCTTTGTTATTTTTAATAATGTTTCAATATTATTTCTAGTTTTATCATTTAAAAAATTAAAATTTAACATATTTTTATGTAAATTATCAATATCTTCTTTATTTATTGAATATACATAATTAATAGAAAATATAATAATTTCTTTGTATTTTTCAAAAACTTCAGTAAGAGGTATATCATAGTAAATGTCATTAAAATAAAATTCTATATTTTTATCATTGTTAATATTATTTATAAATTCTTTTTGTAATAAATGTGGTAAATAAGTGAGAGTAATATATGTAAAAAATAAATAAACAAAAATTTTAATTTTAATTTGATCATAATTTATTTCTAATTTCAAATCATATGATTTATTTTGTTTAAAATTAATTATATCATTAAATATTTGTCTGGGAGAAAAATATTCGTTTAATAATAAATAATTATAAATATTTTCATACATAATTTCAGTATTAATTAAAAATAATTGATAAATTGAAGTTCCATTTGAAAGTTCCATATTTATAACATAATCTAATTTATTAGATACACAATATTTATTAAAGTCTATTAATTTTTTACGATATGATTCAAGTGTTCCATTTATAATATATTTATCACTATTATTATCAATATCATTATCCATTATTTCAAGTATTTCTAATATTTTAATATTTTGTATAAGAGGTTTATTATCAAGTAAATTATCAATATTTATAAGATTAAATGATTCTTGATTAGAATATAAACTTGTATTTTCTAAATATTTCTTAATTTTTTGTGTTGAAGAATAATTTTCATTATCTTTAATTTTTATAAATTCAAATATTTTTACAATATTATAAAGAGGAGTTTTAATAATTGTTTCTCTATCTATTTTAGAAATATTATATTCATCAAATAAATATTGTGTTGACAATAAATATATTATGCTATTAATATTTTCTTCATAATAAAAAGAGTTATTTACATTATTAGTTAATAATTTTAAATATAAATCAGATACAGATGAATTATTAGTATTTTCTATTAATAATTTTTGTATTGAGCTATAATTATATATGTCATTATTAGTTTGAAAATTGTTGTCTTGTGTTTGATATTCAAGTGTTACTTGTTTGTAAAATAAAGTTTTATAATAATTATTATTTCCATAAAAGTTTTTAATAATATTAAGACATTCATTTATTATTAAATTATTATATTCATTAGATAATTGTATAGATTTGTAATTAGAATTTAATAAATTGTATATTTCTTTAATTTTATTTAGAGAATTAGAATAAAAACCATTTTTAAATTGTTTGTAATAAAATTCTATATTTCCTATTTTTGAATCTTGAATATTATTTTCAACAATATTTTTTACATTTTGATATAAAGTGTAATATATTTTATTATTATTGTTAAATATATTTTGTGATATTTCTAATAAATTTTGTTTTAAGAATAAGTTATTTTGTTGATAATTATATTTTTGTATAATATAATTGTTATTTTTGTAATAATTATCAAATAATGTTTTATTATATGTTTGATTATTATTTTGTGATACTGAAGATATTTTATAATTATTATTTTTATTAAAATTGTTGTTATAAAAAGAAATTAAATTTGTGAAATAATCTAAATTTATTGTATCTAAATTACTTTCTATTAGTAAAATAATACTTTGTAAAAATCTTTCATAAATATTGTAAGTATATTTTTGTACTAAATAATCATTAAATATTTTGTTATTTTCTTTATTATTTAAAATAAAATTATCAATATCTATTTTAAGACATAAATTAAAAAAATACAATATATATAAAAATATTACTGCAGAATTATAATTTTTAAAGTCTTTATTAAAAAATATATATTCTTCATTACTTGAAAAGTTAATATTTGTATTATTATTTTGATTAAAAAAATTAAATTGTATTTTAATTAAATTAATAATTTCTTCAAAAACATTTTTAAATAATAGGGTTGATACAATAATTGAATTATTTTTTATTATTGATATAATATATGAAATTAAATTATTATGATAAGAATACAATTTCATATTAGAAGTTGATAAAAATATGTTTTCACATGGTATTTTAATTTTATTAATTAAACTGGTTAAGTTAGTTGTTTTATATATATTTTTATATTGAATTAAACTTGGTGTTTTTATAACACAATAATCTAAATTATTTAATTCCTGAATTACATTTTTAAACATATTAAATATATTATTTGTAGTAATGTATGTTAAATAATTAATATTATCAAATAAACTTCCAATTGAAAAAATTGTATAATAAGATGTATAGTAATAAAATTCATTAGATATTAAATTTTCTTTATTAAATTTTAATATTTCTGATTCAGAGTTAATAAATAAATTTAAATCCAAAAAATATTTTTCTAAATTAAATTTATTCTTATTGAATATTGTATTTAAAAAGCTGTTAATATGAATGTAATTTTCAAAATATTGTTTATTTTTATTTAAGGAATCTAAAAATAGTTTAATAATAATATCATCAAAGTTATTTTTGAATATATTAATTTTATTTTGCAAAGAATTATCTGTTTCTAATAAGTTTATTAACTTTAGTAAATAATAAGATGAAAATATAGTAATTTTTGAATCATTATCCTTTATTTCATTTATAATATTTTTATTAGAAATAGAGCTTATATCTCCATAACAACAAAAATTATTTAAAATAAAAAAATCATCATTAAAGATATTTTGAAAATCAAAATTATTTTCATTTTTAAATATAATTCCTGAATTAAAATATTCAATATAAGTTATAATAAAATCAAGAATAAAATTTCGTAAAGTTATAGCATCTTGTATAACATCATATTTGTTTGTAAAATCATTAAATGAAATAAGTAAGTAATATATTCTATATAAAGGAGAAGATTGTAAAAATATAAATTTATTAATATGTTCTTCTTCTAATATATTATTAAAAAAGTTATTAAATAAATTTTTATTTGTGTAATCATAAATATTATTTGAAATTGTTTTAAAATTATTATTTTTATTTTTATTTTTATTATAAAAATATTCAATTAACTCATATTTTACATTTTTATAATAATTTTGATAAGATTCATAATAAGTTTCACAATAAGATTTTAAAGTATTATAAATTGTAGAATTAGGAAAAGTATATAATAATTTATCTTGGGGATTAGTTTTATATTTTGTAAATAATTTATTAAATAAAAAGTTATTAATTCTAATAATATTTTTTAAATAATTGGATAAATCGTTTGTAAAATAAAATCCTGTAAATTTTGTTGGAATATCTTTATTAACATTAATAAATAACATAGAACTTAATGGAAATATTGATGTATAAATATCATTATTTTTAAAAATAGATGTAGGATATCCGTTATTTTGATAAATATCTTTTGATTTTTTTGATAAAATATTTATTGATATATTTAATGAATTACATATTGTATATTGGAATATATTATAAGACATAACTTGACTTACATTTTCTAAAATATTTTTTGTTTTAAAAAAATTGAATAATTCAGAGTTACTACTATAAATAAAATTATTTTCATAATAATCGAAATAATTATTTTCTAATTCAGAATATGTATTATTAAATAAAAGAAAAGAACTTTTTAGGATGTTATATCTTTCATCTGTTGATATATTACCAGAATTAAAGAAATTAATACAATTTTTATAAAAATAATAATTTAATATGGGGGTTATTTTGTTTATTTTTTGATTAGTTAAAGGATATTTAATATGATTTTCTGATAAAAAATATTGTTCTTTAATATTTTTTGTAAATAATATTTTTGATAAAACAACATCATTCATATAAAATGGTTTATCTACCATTATCATATCTATTATTTGTTGATTGAAATTGATTATATTTTTGTTTTGAGTATAATATGATAATATGTTTTTATAATTAAAATCTGGTGAGTTTATATTTTGTATAAAATTTTGTAATGAGATATTATTTTCTGAACAAAAAATAGTGATAAGTGCTTTAATAAAAAAATTAGTAGGATTTGTATTATTATATAAATTATTAGAACTAACAATATCAGTTTCTTTTTTAATTAAAAAATTATTAAAGTCTTCTCCTGAAATATCACCTAAAAAAGATGAATTTTTCAAAAAAGTTAAATTAATATCTGTTTGTTCATTAAAAAATATTATTTCATAATAATAAATATAATTTTTAGATATGTTAAATAGTTCTTTAATTGTTTTTTTTAAATCATCATTTTTTTTTATTGTAGTATTGATAGGTTCATTTTTATCTTGTATAATTTTTAATTTTAATAATTTTGTATAATTATAAATAAAATTTTTAACTCTAGGTATAATTTCTATATCATATTTTAAAGAAATATATAAAAATTGGTATCTCCCAACCATACATTTATAAAAATTATTTGAGTTACATGAAACACTATTAATAAAATAGTTAAATAAATCTTGTGCAAATTGACGAATATCTTGTGTTATTTGTAAAGTTAAAGAAACATTTAAAAAATCTATGTCTATTTTAAAATATAAAATATGATTAAAATTAATTGTTGATAATATTTCATTAACATAAGGAATATTTTGTAAATTATCACAATTTTGATTTTTATAAATAAACGAATAAAAATTATAAAATTCGTTAATATTATAATAATATTTGTTTGAATCTTCTTCTAAATAAATATTATAACCATTTTTTAAAGAATTTGTATAAGATTGTGAAAGTTTATTATTATAAAAAATAGAAAAATATATTGGTTCTGTTTCTTCTTTACGTAAATTTAATTTAAATTTTCTAATAGTATTTATGTTTTGTTTTAAAAATTCTGAAGTTTTTACTGAATATGAATCATAAAAATCAAGAATATTTGTATTTTGAGTATTATATAGATTTTGATAATCATAAAAAAGTTCAATATTTTTTTTTTGATTTGAGATATTTAAATAAGTTTTTGATAATAAATCTCCTCCATGTGGGATATTAAAATTTACTATTTTATTATTATTTATATTACCATTTATTGTATAATTATTAATATAAAAATCTGTATGTCTTCTGTAAAACATTTTAAAAAATGTAATATTTGGATTATTATTAAATATATATTTTTCTGGTCCATTAAATACTAGTTGTATAAAACCTACAGCCATCTGTATAGATTAATGATATAATATATTTATTATTTTAACTAGATAGATATGATAATCTATTTATGTAAATTAAATTTTTTTATAAATTAAAAATTGTAAGTGTAAGCTAAACCAACAACACCTCCAATAAATCTTAAAATATTATAGTTTGATGTTGTAATTATTAATTTATATTTATCAATTACAGGTTTTAATTCTTCATTTATAATAGATAATATAGAAATTGTTGGTATTTTTGTAAAATTTATTGTTCCTGATGGTTGAAATTCAGTAGGTTTTAAACAAAATGAATAAACATTAGTATTAGAATTTTGTGAAAAAGAATTGTAATAAATATAAGGATGAAGATATCTATAAAAATTACTATTTTGATCACAAAAGACTGTACTATTTATTAGTATTCTATTTAAAATAAATATATTATCAAAATTTTTTTTTGTATAATTTTCAGTTATTAATGATATATTTTCTTCAATGTTTCTTGATTCTGTTGAATTAATTATATTTATTAATGAAGTTATGTATTGATTTATATTAAATTTATAAAATGGGTCATATAATATCTTATAATATAAACTATAAATATCCTGTTTATCTTTAAAATTTTCAATAAAAATATCATCTATTTCAAATTTTTTTACAATATTCCAATATAAATCTTTACAACAATGATAAAAATTTAATCCATATGTTCCTTTTGTTGTAATATTATTAAATTCTTGTTGTTGTATTTGTGTAATTAAATATTCATGTGATGATGTTGCAAATTTTTTTGCTTCTAAATTATCTAAATAAATACATTCTGCTAACATTGTAAAATTTATATTATTATATTGATTATGATAATTTTCAATAATATTTTTTAAAATATCATATTTTTGAGTATTATTTTCATAATTTACTTTAATTTTTATACATTCTTCGAATTTTTTAATATAAGTTTTAACTTGAATAGCATTAAAATGATTTGATACAACAGGAATAGAAAGACCATAATTTTTATTATACCAAAAAGGTATAACAAGATAAACAGTTTTATTTTTTAAATTATTTGAAAAGTCTATTTCTTTACCGATCATATCATTATAAATTTGTTTATTTTCATAATATAATTCTCCATAATTTTTAATATAGAAATTGCTGAGAGAATTAATTTTATTACTTCCAATAAATAAATCTATTTTATCAAATAAATTAATTGCAATATCTTCAATCCATGATATTTTAAATAAATTTTTGTTTGATGTATTATTTAATGTAATTTTATATATGTATTCGTTTAAAGAATCTAAAATAGATATATTTTCATAAATAGTTCCTTTAAATACTTCATAAGAAAACATTTGTTTATCCCAATTTTCATATATAAATTTAATTGAAGCATCTGATATTTTAAATAAAGAAGCGTTATAATAAGAATATAATAAAAAATTTGTATTTTCATTAATATTATCAATAAAACTTGAAATTGATATAAAAAAATTGTTAAAATCATTTACATTTAAATATTTTAAAACAAAATTTGAAAATTCTTTTACATAATCTCCATTTTTATAATAGTTATTTTTAAAAAAAACTTGAATTATATTTTTCATTTTATTTAAGAATGTTATAAAAGTATTATAATTATCAAAATAAAATTGATTATCTAAATTTATTACTTTATTTATTTCAGAAAAATCAATATTTGGAAGTTCTATTTTAATTACTAATTTTGATAATAATTGTCCAATTTTAGGAATTGTTATAATACTTGTTGAATCAAAGTTAACATCATTATCAAAATCTAATTTTTTTATATAAGCACCAAAATTTGTATGTCTTCTATAAATTATATTAAAAAAAGTTATTTCAGGATTTCCTGTCAATGTTAAATCCATAGTTCCACTTGTTACTAATTGTACTAATCCACCTGCCATTATAGTTTATATAGGTTTTGTATATTAATTTTATATAATATAATTTTCATATAAACTTGTTAATTATATTACAAAATTTATATTAAAATATAAAGTTGCGATAATTTAAATTAATTTTAAAATAAGTCTATTATAATTTTTATATGTTTAGTTTTAAAGAAGATAATAAAAATGATTTATTAAAAAAGTTATGTTTAGGAATTGATTTTGGAACAACAAATTCTTGTATTTCTGTTTGGTATAAAAATAGATCTATAATTATACCAGATATTGATGGAAGTGATGTTATACCAACAGTTATTGAAATAAAAGATAATAAAAATAAAGTAGTTGGTAAAGAGGCATATATAAGAAAAGATATATTTAATAATAAAAAAACTTTTCTTGTTTATGAAATTAAAAAAATAATTGGAAAAAAATATTCTGAATTAGATCAAGAATATATAAATAATTTAGGATATGGTATTGGTACAAATGATAAAGATGATATTATTATATATAATGACTATGAAGGAATTATTTATAAATATAAACCTGAAGAAATAGCTTCTCATTTATTTAAAAGTTTTAAAACAAGAGCAGAATCTTATTTATCTAGTTATTTTAAAACAGAAATTGAAATAGAAGATGCAATTATATCAGTTCCAGCAAAATTTGGAAATTCTCAAAGACAAATAATAAAAATATGTGCAGAAAGTGCAGGATTTAATGTTAAAAGAATGATAAATGAACCTACTGCAGCAGCTATTTGTTATGGTATTGGAAAAACAGAACAAGAAAAGAATATAATGGTTTATGATTTTGGGGGAGGAACTCTAGATATTAGTATATTAAATGTTTCTGATTCTATTTATAAGGTATTATGTTCTTGTGGTAATAGTTGTTTAGGAGGAAGTGATTTTGATTCTGAAATAATGAATTATTGTATTAGAGATTTTATAATTCAAAATTATTTTGAAGAAGATAATAATAATTCAAATTTTGAAAAAATAGATAATTCTAAAAAAAAAGAAGAAAGAAATAATGAAATAAATGAATATATTATTAAAATTAAATTAGATAATTGTAATAATTTACAAAAACTAAAATATTTATCTGAACAAGCTAAAATTAAACTTAGTACAGAAAATTTAGTTGTTATTACAATAGAAGATTTTTTTGAAGAAAAAAAAATATCAACATCCATTTCTAGAGATATTTTTCAAAATATTTGTAAAGATTTAGTTTGGTTATATACTAATCCTATGAGAGATTCTTTAGAAAATTCAGGATTAACAATTGATAAAATTGATGAAATTATTATGGTTGGAGGAATGACTAAATCACCATTAATTAGAAGAAATGTAGAATTATGTATGAATAAAAATGTAAATTATTCAATTAATCCAGATAATGTTGTATCTATTGGTGCTGCTATTCATGGTTATATGATAAATAATAATATAGATATTGCAGATAAATTATTATTAGTTGATAGAACTTCTTTATCTGTTGGTGTAGAATTATCTGATGGAACATTTGATACATTAATACCAAGAGGAACTATAATCCCTTCTAATAAAAGAAAAAAATACACAACAAATAAAGATAATGTAGAATATATTGATATTAAAATATATGAAGGAGAAAGAAAATTTGTTAAAGATAATATGTTAATTGGTGATTTTAGATTATCGGGAATTGAAAAACAAAAAAAAGGAATACCTAGAATAGGTGTAGAATTTTATGTAGATATTGATGGAATAATGACTGTTAAAGCAGAGGATTTAGAAAATTCAACAAATAAAAATAGTATTTGTATTACTAATAATGTACAACATTTATCAAAAGAAGAAATAGAAGAAATTGTAACAAAAGCAAAAATTATGGATGAACTTGATAAAACAGAAAAAAATAAAAAACGTTCTTATGATATATTATTAAATAATTCTGAAATAATTTTAATAAATGTAA